CCATCGGCCAAGGGAGTTCCTTGGGTTAATATAAGGAGACTATATGTCATTTAGCGATTTTAAGAAGCGTTCGAAGTCAAGCATTGAAGATCTAACCAAGAAGATCGAAGACCTAAACAAGACTGCCGATTACAAGGATGATCGGTTCTGGCGACCGGAAGTTGATAAGGCTGGCAATGGCTATGCCGTCATTCGCTTCCTGCCTGCCTGTGAGGGGGAAGATGTGCCGTGGGCCAAGGTCTACTCACACGGCTTTCAGGGTAAGGGTGGCTGGCTAATCGATAACTGCCCGACCACCATCGGCCAGAAGTGTCCGATCTGCGAAGCCAACAGTGAACTCTGGAATAGCGGAGTAGAGAAGGATAAGGATCTTGCTCGTACCCGTAAGCGTAAGCTAACCTATATCAGCAACATTCTGGTTGTTAGCGATCCCTCCAACCCCCAGAACGAAGGTAAGGTGTTCCTCTTCAAGTACGGGACCAAGATCTTCCAGAAGGTCCAGGAGGCCATGCAGCCTCAGTTCAAGGATGAGGAAGCCATCAACCCATTCGACTTCTGGAAGGGTGCTAACTTCAAGCTAAAGATTCGTAAGGTTGCTGGTTACACCAACTACGATAAGTCTGAGTTTGACGGTGCTAGCGAACTCTACAAGGGCGATGATGAGAAGCTAGAAAAGCTCTGGAAGACTCTTTACAAGCTTCAGGACTTTGTTGCTCCAACTGAGTTCAAGTCGTATGACGAACTCAAGAAGAAGCTCAATGATGTTCTTGGTGGCGACATTCGCAGCGTTGCCCCTGCCGCAAAGAGAGCGGAAGACGAGGACGAAGTTGAGGCTGCTCCTGCTCGTAAGGCCCCCAAGCCCGACGAGGACGAAGATGCGCTTGAGTACTTCAAGCGACTAGCCAAGGAAGACTAAAACTTTTTAAAGAGTCATCCACTCATGGCCCTCCAATTTGGGGGGCCATTTACTTTAGCAAAAAAATCAATAAGATCATCCGAATATCCAGGTTTTATACTAATTGGTGTATCTCTATTTTTTAGAGGCGATTGAGTTGGTACTATTCCTCTGGAAGGAGGAGAATAATCCATTTTTTGTTTAAATTCTTTTAAATTTTTTTCTAAAAGATCTACTTTTTCTGATATATCTGTTTTTTTATTAGACATTATGTCTAAAGAATCGCCAATCAAATCATTTAATTTTGTTTCGTTTTCTTCTAGTATTTCTGGTGTTTCTTCAATTAAATCTTCAATACTTACTGGTTCTTGTTCATCCTCTTGAACATCTGGTAAGATATCTGCTGTAGTTACTGGCTCTTCTGTGTCTTCTTGAACACCTGGAAGTATATCTGCTGTAGTTACTGGCTCTTCTGTGTCTTCTTGGACATCTGGAAGTATATCTGCTGTAGTTACTGGTTCATCAGAATCCTCTTGGGCATCTGGTAAGATATCTGCTGTAGTTACTGGTTCATCAGAATCCTCTTGGACATCTGGTAAGATATCAGCAGTAGTTACTGGTTCTTGCTCGTCCTCTTGGACATCTGGTAAGATATCAGAAACAGCTATTGGTTCTTGTTCATCCTCTTGAACTTCTGGTAAGATATCTGCTGTAGTTATTGGTTCATCAGAATCCTCTTGGACATCTGGTAAGATATCAGAAACAGCTATTGGTTCTTGTTCATCCTCTTGGGCATCTGGAAGTATATCTGCTGTAGTTACTGGTTCATCAGAATCCTCTTGAACTTCTGGTAAGATATCTGCTGTAGTTATTGGTTCATCAGAATCCTCTTGGACATCTGGTAAGATATCAGAAACAGCTATTGGTTCTTGTTCATCCTCTTGAACTTCTGGTAAGATATCTGCTGTAGTTATTGGTTCATCAGAATCCTCTTGGACATCTGGAAGTATATCAGCAGTAGTTACTGGTTCATCAGAATCCTCTTGGACATCTGGAAGTATATCTGCGGTATTTACTGGCTCTTCTGTTTCTTCTTGGACATCTGGTAAGATATCAGCAGTAGTTACTGGTTCATCAGAATCCTCTTGGACATCTGGAAGTATATCTGCTGTAGTTATTGGTTCATCAGAATCCTCTTGGACATCTGGAAGTATATCAGCAGTAGTTACTGGTTCATCAGAATCCTCTTGGACATCTGGTAAGATATCAGCAGTAGTTACTGGTTCATCAGAATCCTCTTGGACATCTGGAAGTATATCTGCTGTAGTTATTGGTTCTTGCTCATCCTCTTGAACTTCTGGTAAGATATCTGCTGTAGTTATTGGTTCATCAGAATCCTCTTGGACATCTGGAAGTATATCAGCGGTATTTACTGGCTCTTCTGTTTCTTCTTGAACATCTGGTAAGATATCAGAAACAGCTATTGGTTCTTGTTCATCTTCTTGAACATCTGGTAAGATATCAGAAACAGCTATTGGTTCTTGTTCATCTTCTTGAACATCTGGTAAGATATCAGCGGTATTTACTGGTTCTTCTGTGTTTTCTTGGGCATCTGGAAGTATATCAGCGGTATTTACTGGTTCTTCTGTGTCTTCTTGGGCATCTGGAAGTATATCAGAAACAGCTATTGGTTCTTGTTCATCCTCTTGGGCATCTGGAAGTATATCTGCTGTAGTTACTGGTTCATCAGAATCCTCTTGGGTATCTGGTAAGATATCAGCAGTAGTTACTGGTTCTTGTTCATCTTCTTGAACATCTGGTAAGATATCTGCTGTAGTTACTGGTTCATCAGAATCCTCTTGAACATCTGGTAAGATATCAGCAGTAGTTACTGGTTCTTGTTCATCTTCTTGGACATTTGGTAAGATATCAGAAACAGCTATTGGTTCTTGCTCGTCCTCTTGGCCATCTGGTAAGATATCAGCAGTAGTTACTGGTTCATCAGAATCCTCTTGGACATTTGGTAAGATATCAGCAGTAGTTACTGGTTCTTGTTCATCTTCTTGGACATTTGGTAAGATATCAGCAGTAGTTACTGGCTCTTCTGTTTCTTCTTGGACATTTGGTAAGATATCAGAAACAGCTATTGGTTCTTGCTCGTCCTCTTGGGCATCTGGTAATATATCTGCTGTAGTTACTGGTTCATCAGAATTCTCTTGGACATTTGGTAAGATATCAGCAGTGGTATTTTCTTCCACAACAGATTCTTCTAACTGTATATCAAGATCTATAGTTTCTTCTTTTATATCAGTAATACCACTATCGGTATTGTCAACTACAGTTTCAGGAATTTGTATAGTTTCTTTTTCTGAAACTATATCTGTTTGTTCTTCTTCTATAGAAATATCAGTTTCTTCCACAAAATCAGATTTTTCCTCCTTTAATATTGGTGCTGGAGGAGGTACGAGAGAATCCATGTTAAAAAAATCAAAGTTAGTAAAGTTTATTTGTGGATTTTCGTTTTTCATTTGATTTCTTTTCTTGTTCTTCTAACCACATTTTATGCTGTAGTAAATAAATTTCTCTTTCCCACGGCATTAAAGATTCTATTTCAGATATTGAGATGTTTGCGCCTGCGCTTAAAAAATGATTTATCTTATAAAAAGATATAATATTCATATAAGTCAGGCATGTGTAAAAAAATTAAGAATTCCCTCCAATTTTAATTTTTTCTCAACACCATCTTTTGTGTAATAATTTATTAAAGAAGTTACTTTTGGTAAATTATCAATAAATAATTTTACATTTTCATATTCTTTCAAAGTCAATTTTGAAAGAATTTCATCAATATCTTTATCAGATATTTCATCCGAATCAATAACATTATCTTCCATATAAACTTTAGTTATTGAAGCCTTTAAAAAATGTTTAGTATCAAACTCTCCACTAAGAGAAATTATTTTACTAACTTTTGGTTCTTTAAAAATTATTTTAGTTGTTTCATCAAGATTTAAAATTTTTTCTTTTTGTCCAGGAACAATTTTCAATTTTTCTAGATTTACAATACCATTTGTTTTTTCCTTTGTTGTCGGGCAAACAAAATTAACTTTGACTTGTTCCCCAACAGACTTTGCTCTCAAATTACAAAACAAATATTCCATATCCTGAATTGTCAGTTGATCTATATCAATATCAAAAAAACAATCCTTTATTAAATTTAAAATAGATTTAAATATTATTTTTGTATTTTTTTCTTCTTTAATTATAAGAAGTGTTTTCTCATCAGATATTAAAAATGGTCTGAAATTAACTTCTTTATTTTTGCTTGGTAAAAGACAAGAATAGGATGGATATTTTCTATTGAAATTCATAATATTAATTTGTTGTTATTGTATATCTTCTAAAATTAAAAATTACATCAAAAGTTGCATTTCCTGCATCGGGTTCAGAATTAAATTCTAATGGTAAAATATTTACAGGAAATGCTTCAAAAAATTCAAATTTACATGCTGGATTACCATTATATGTTTCTGCGGTAATAAAAACTTTTCCCGTTTTAGCACAAGAATCATAATATTGAGCTGTTGTAACCATTCCAGTGCCAATACCAGTGCCACTAAGAGCATTTAACCAATTTTGTATGAACTTATAATTGTCCCAATTTTGTTCTATAGGAAATCTTATGAGCAATCCCGAACTACTTTCATATGTAACATTTGTTGGGATATTTCTTCCAAGACCTGGGCCAGTAAGCCTGTCTGGTGTTAATTCCATACCCTTTTGTCCAAAATTCATGTATATGGCAGGAAGAATTCTACTTGATGGTTCTATATTAAAGAAGGGTGCACAATTAGCATAAAACGTAACAGAAAATTTATTTTTTCTCTGAATTCCATTTTTTGAACTAATTAAATTTATTATGTCCTGCGGTGTCATTTGAATATATTTTTTTCTGTTAGAAGTTTGAACTCCCACTTATTTTCAATGCATAACTTTTTTGCTGCTTTCCATTTAGATTCATTTATTAAATATCTAGCAGTATCATCATTATAAGATTTTGATTTTTTATTTTTTGGAAGCATTGTTTGTTTATATGGTTTTACTTCAACAATAAGCGTCTTTTCTTCTCCCAATTTATTTTTTAATTTTACAACAAAATCTGGAAAATACATATGAACTTTTCCATCAATCGGAGATAGATAAGGAATTTTTAAACACTCATAACACCAATTTACAACTGAGTCGTTATCGTCAAAATACTTGCACAATTTTCTTTCCCATAAGGATTTACATAAAATTTTTGACGAATTTCCGACATATTTTTCAGTGTGCTCTGGTAAAAATTTTGTTTTATACGGCACAGAATATATATAATGGATTTAAAAATGCCAATTCCAAGAACTATATTACAATATCCCCTCGTAGGCTCAGAATATAATTTAGAACAGGGCTATGTCTTGGGATTTCAAGCTGCTCCATATAGCGTTCTTTCTGATTTAAGAACAAGAAGTGGTATAGGCAGTAGGGCCTTTTTAAATATTACTATGCCTATTCCAGGCAATTTAGTGACCCAAACTCAACATGCATTTTCAGAAGAAGCAAATCCAGTAGGTCCATTATTAACTGCGGCATCAGCTGTTAACAGTGGAGGCGAGGCGGCATTACTTAAAAGATTATTTATAGATCCAATGCTTACTTATGTGAGTAACATAAGTTCTACCACTTCACAGCAAATGTATTCCAACATCACGGAACTATCTCTTAAATCTGAAGCTAGAAGGGAATTTGAATTTGGATGGTTATTAATTCCTAAAAATTCTGGTGAAGCTAAGGCTATTTCACTAATAGCAAATGCATTCCGAGAGGCATCATATCCCGTTTATTCTGATTTACCAGAAAGAATATATCCCCCACCGCTGTGGAAAATTTATATTGCAGATGCGGGTGGAGAAAGAGGTCCTTTGACTAGAGACTGGTTAGGAGATCCAATGCCGTGCGTTTTACTTTCAACCTCTGTAAATAAAGTTCCATTAGATTCAAATAGACCAACGTATTTCACAAATGGACAACCATTTGCTACCGCTATTTCTGTAATATTCAAAGAATTTGAAACTGGTGCTATAAATCCAAGTAATGGATTCGTTGAAAGTAAATCAGAATATTTAAATTAAGGCATTTAAATGTTTAATTCTTACAAAAAAATACTATACAATTTTGACGGAATTGAAAGAACTATTTTAGATTTTAATATAGATATTGATTTTTCCGATATGGAAAATAGTTTTTATTCTCAAACTTTAGATACTGATCTACTATTAGATACTTTTTCGTTAAAAACTTTTGATTCTTCTTCTTTATATTATATTCCTTTTTATACGAGTAATATAGTAAATCCTTTTCTAGAATTGCCCCCATCAACCGAGCAAATAGAAACTGAATATAATGAATTTAAAGCTTTAATGTCTCCATCTGCAAACTTTACAGCAACTGGAGGACAGACAGCAGCATTTGTTGAAGCTGGAGATTTAGTTGTTAGATACTCTGGATCTTACTCGGCAGGATTTGATACTACTGATAATTTTGCATATATTGCAGGTGTTGACTATGAATTAAATAAACTTAAAGTTTTGAATAAAGGAATGACTGCGCCTAGTGGTTACAGAATTCTTAGAAAAACAGATAATCAATGGAATCCCATAACAGATCCTTTATTAACTGGATTTGTATTGAATAATGTATTTTTAGAAAATTTTTCAAATTCTCCAACATCATTTGTCAATGAAAATGGTATTTCTATTAAAGATTTTAATATAGCTGGATTCACTTCTGGAACGCCTACAGGAGGATATATAACAGTGAGTGAATTGAGTGATTTTATTGGAACAAAAAACATAATCAATATTCCAACAAAATCAGATATAAAACCTGTTAGGAATATTATAAATGGCAGTAGCTAATCTATTAAGTCTTAGAAATATAACAATCGTTCACGGAAGAAATCCAGATATTTTTTGGAATGTTATAGAAAACGAAAATTCTAGTGGATTTTTTGAACAGTTAATAATTGATCAGGGTATAGACCAAATTATTCCATCTGGAACTTTGATTGTACGCGATACTGGAGATATATTATCGCATTTTAATTTTAGTGGTAGAGATCCACTAACGATAGAAGTAGATGTTTTAGATCCGGTAACTGGCAACCCAACAACAAAAACTTTTAATTTTATAATTTATCAAGCTACTCATGCCACTGATTATGCTGACAGAAACTCTACTAAATTAATAACTTTAAAATTTATTCATGAATTATATTTTTACAATTCAAGAAGAAATTTTGATTATTTTCCTCACCTATCCATTAAAAAAATAGATGAATTTATCCATACTGCATTAGACAATCTTGCAACCCTTACTGATACTACTTATACTGGTTACATAGATCCAACATATAATTATTTTTATAATGTAGAATGCCCTGAAGTATTTCCGAGTGGATCCAGAGTAAATAAGAGCGATTTTTTAACTACATTTAATTACATAGCATCAAATGCCGTAAACACAACAAAACTAGTTCCAGATTTTTTTTGCTGGTTTAATATTGATTCAGAATTTAATTTTATTAGTTATGATACTATGGTTGGTGCTAGTGCTGGATATGCAATATTAAATACTGGTAATATAGATGCTATAGATAATGATATTGCGGGATTTAAAATAAATTCTATAACTCCTATTTGCAATTTTTCTTTAATGGAACTGGAAAATAACGGAGCGTTTTGTTCCTATTACGATAGGGTAGAACCAAATTTAGAAAATCCTTATTTTGGATTATCTGATTTTATTTCTGGAGTTACTATTTTTCCTGTAGTATACCAATTAGGAATGACATTACGGGGAGGAGGACAGTTATTTAATTTAACCTCTGCAAATTTTGGAGAAACTGGCGATGTCATAAGCGAAACATGGGCAAATACAATTAAAGTGGATAATTTTAATCCAACTTCATATTCTGAATTTCAATCTTCAAATTTTGATATAAAAAAATACCAAGACGATAAAAAGTGGGGATTTTTTGACGAAGGATTTTATAACAAAA